AGCACTTGAAACCCAAGTTACACTGTCGCAACTGGTTTCATATATGATTGCGCAACCAGTGCCAGCACTCGTCACTTGAACAGTGATGCTTTCATAATTAAGCATTGACGTTGTGAACAATACTGCTGCGCTTGTTGCTGTGCCTGAAACCTCCAATCCGTCAGGTGTAGAGACGGGCAACGGATTGCTTGAGCTAACTGTAATCAATTCCCCGTTTTCATCTAAAAAAGCACTCATTTTATAACCCCCTCAAAGGTAACACCAACAGAGCCATGACCTGTGCCTATGCGGTCTTGCAGCTTAGTTTGATTAAATTTAGTTTGATAGCATAACTGATTATTAAACAATGGCGTATTGCCAAACGAATAAATAAAAGGATTTAATTCGGCTGATTTCTTAAACGGTAGCCAAGTGTTATATATCCAGTCGTGGCTAACATTGTTTACCGCGATTGTGTTTGGTGCAATGCCTGTGCGTACTAATGAGCGACCCAAAAAAACGCCTGATTCGCTTTTATTATTGGTGACGACGACATCTTCGTTTAAATGCGGAGGCTGAATATCTCTGTAAAAACCTAATTCAAACTCGGTACGCAATCCAATAGATAAAATACCAATCTTGATTGCGATTGTATTTACAAACTCTAAACGATAATAACGATAAGTCACTTGGTCTAATTTAAATGCGGTAACGTAGTCATCATTGACAGTTTGGTTTGGTATTGCAGTATTAGTGTTATAAGCATAAGAGCCGTCATAAACACCACTACTCACATTGTTAATTGTCGCAAGAGTTACACTTGTTGCAAAATTAGAAACACTACTTGCTTTTAAAACAATGTTATCTGTGTTTGACGTGAATAATTCATGGGCAGCAATGGAGAAATAATCAATAGCAACAGCCGCGCCACAATCAATTGTAATACTGCTTGACCCTGCATCAAATTGAACATTATCCCAAGCTTGCCAATTTTTTAGAGAATTAACGGAATAACCACCACTCACATTTGAGCCAGTTAATGTGCTTGTTGTTGCCGTAAAGTAGTTTTTATAACCAATAAAAGCTAAATCAAAACTCATTTTTTTAACCACTTAATAAAAGAATCAGCACCCTTATAAATACCGACCATCTTACAAATAAACCAATACATAACTAAAACTTGTATTGTGTACTGCATAACAGTCAACAAAATATTTGCGTCTGACTCATTCATGTTATAAAACCCTCAAAACAGCACCGTCTTTTACTTCTTCGTTAATGCGTGTAATTAAGTCTCTTACCGCGCCTTTACTATACATTGAATTATCGCTGCCTGATAGATTTATATTAACAAAACGTTGCGTTAAAGGTTGTTGTTGTTGCTCTTGGCCGCCGCCTACACTGCCGACACTCGGTGCTGATACACCGCCACCGCCACCGCTTGACCCACCACCAAAACTAGCCGATTGGATTGCGCGTAATTGCCCTAATTGTTGAGCTAATGCAGCCGCACCATAAGCAGCAGACAAATAAGGTGCTGCTGGCCCTCCAAATGACCAACCAATCTTCATTGCTGAAGATATAGCTTCAGGAATATTTAAAATTATTTGTGCTGTTTTTGCTGCTTTTTGCAACTCAAACATTTTACGCGAATGTTGCGACAATCCACCAAAATCAGCAGCAAAAAACGATAACGCGCCTTGTAAGTTGCTTTTTTGAAATGCCTTTGTCATCTCTTGGATTTTATTGCCTGTACCTAAAATCAAGTCTAAACGCCTCGCTTGATGTTGTTGCTCTAGTGCAAATTCAGCATCTAACAAGGCTTGTTTGTTGATAAACTCGCCTTGTGCTAATTCCTGCAATTTATTCATCTTTTCAGCGTGTTGCTTGTCCATTAATTCAAGTTCGGTTAATCCTCCGTTAATCGCTTCTTGAATAATCGCTTGTTGTTGCTCTATGCGTTTGCTATAGGCTTCATCTTCACGCTGTTGTTGATCTAAAATCGCTTTAAGCTCTGCGTCTGCCTGTGCTTTTTCTAGTTCTTTTTTCTTGCTATGGAATGCGCCTGTTGCGTCTAAGATACCGCCAAAATATTGCTCATAACTGATTGCACCTTGTTTTAAGTAGTCATCAAGTACCTTGACAGAATCAATATATTTTTGTTCGTTAAGCTGCAACTCTGTCATGTTAGATTCAGCTAACGATTTTAAATATTCTTGTGCAGCTTTGCGGCGTTCTTCGGCTTTCTTTTTGGCTTCTTCGTCAATAGGCGCGCCCTTTCCTGAGTCTGTATTTACATTATTTAACCTTTCTTTTATTTTTGTTGCTTCTGCAATAGCTTCGTCTCTAAATGATGAACCAGCATCTCCACTTATCCCACCCAAAAAATCTTTTGCGCCAGTTTTTGCAAAGTCTGCAATAGCTGCTTTTGTTTCTCTTACCTTTGCCATCAAGGTATCTAAGTTTTTTGTTTTTTCGTACTCAACCAATTCAATCGGTGTAAACGGTTCGCCTTTTAACTCTTTGTATGCGTTACGCGCTTTGATTAGGGCGTTGGTAAAAAATGCTACATTAGTATTATAAATATCCATAACACCAGCAATCGGTGCGCCCAATCCCATTATGATCATGTTGCCTAATGTACCTAATGATGCAACCGTAATTTTTACCAAGCCATTTATGGCAGTAAAAATATTAATCATTTGTGCGCCCATTTCTATTGATAAAAATGTAATAACACTTATATTTTCATCAATACCACCAAGATCACTTTGAAAAAGCTCATTTACTTTCTTGATGGCAACAGTTAACGCTGGTGCTAAATCAGAGGATATTTTTTTAGATGCTTGCGTTACATTATCGACTAAACCGTCAAAAGCAACATCTAATTCAATTAGGCGTGTAACATCTGTGTTGTTTACTTTTATGCCAAACTGTTCGTACTCATCAGCTAATTGTTTAACGTTTTGCTCAGTCAGTTTTAATGCAGGTAGCCAATTATCACCAAACAACGTTGCGCCTATTTGCGCTTTGTCAGCTTGGCTTGTAACCTCGCCCAATGCTTGAGCAACTGTTAATAATTGCTCGTCAACGCCCATCTTGATTAGATCATCCATCTTCAAACCAAGTCGGCTAAATGATTCCTCAAAATCTTTATTGCCGTTTGCCGCCTCGCCTATTTGCTCGTTAAGCGTTTTGGCCAAGTCAATCATCATATCCGTTTCAAGATTGGCTTTTGAGCTAATAGACTGCAATCGTTCTAATTGCGTATAAGATAAACCTAGACTGCTAGCAAGCGAATTAAACTCGCGGACGTTATTAGCAACACTTACCGCCATTGCGCCCATAGCAGCGACAGCAACACCGATTGCAGCCGCTAAGTTTTTGACGGAATCACTCGCACCACTAAAACTGTCGTCAATAGATTGACCTGTTTGTTGGCCTTGTTGCTGCGTGTTATTAAGTCGTTGGTCAACTTGCTGCAACTGACGATTAAGCGTATCCAAATCGGCGCGAATACTTATTACTAGATCATCAGTTGTTGCCATGTAACTCATCCAAATAACTGTTTAGCTCGTTAAACTCATTCATTGTCATTGGTCTTGTGTAGTTGTTGCCTGTTTGAATTTGTACTTTGTCTAAGTACGCATCCCAAAGCATCCAAAAATCACTAACTGTCAATGCCCAAGCGTCACGCGGCTGAATGTTTAAAAATGTGACAGCACTTGCCCATAATTGATACCAAATGCTGCCATTTTTTACTTTCCCTCGCTATCGTCTGCACCCACATTTTTTATGTCGGTATCACTACCAGCGGTTAAAATATTAGTGCAAAACTTAACGACTTGAAGCGAAATATCCATAATCATTTTATCTTTGCATATTTGCTCATATACGCCTTGAGCATTAAACCAATTAGGTATTTGCCCATATTTTGGTTTTGCACAAGATAAAATAACTTTGATACTGTCGGATAATTTAGGGTTAGATGCGACCATATAAATCGGTTTATTTGTCGCTGTTTCTAAATTATCTAAATTCTCTAAGCTTGGCACTAAGTCGAACTCAGTGCCGCCTAATTTAAAACTAATGATTCCTCTGTTACTCATAAGTCACCTTAAACTGCGGTATAAGTGATTGTACCTGCGCTTTCAAACGATGCGCTAAAGGTTTCTTCTTTGTTGTATTCGCCTGAACGTTCACAACTTGGCACAGCGAAAGAACCCTGCCAAACATCACCTAAGCCTGATTCGATTTTTAATACAACATGGGTATTGTTCATAACAGCAGCCATAATGTGATCGGTGAAAACAGTGTTATCACTAACAACACCCGACAATTTTAAGCTCATGCTAGTAATGCCAGCACCCTGCAATAATTCGCGCCATCCTGCACCGTCTTTGTCTGTAACATCGACAGTTTCATTATTGATAGTAATACCGTCAGAACGCGCACCACCAACGACAGTAAAAACATCAGGGCCTGTACTTGTGCGAACTTTAATCCGCAAATCACGACCTTTAAACTTAGCCATATTACACCTCACTCACTAATAATTTAAAACGCATAATTCCGTGACGTGTAATGCCGTCACTATCTATTACAACGTCATGCCGAACAAATTGGCATAACACCGATTGACCATGGGCCAAAACTAAATCAACGTTATGTAATGCACCATGACATTTATCCATCAATCCCCTAATTTCTTTCGTTCCTTCCTTTTGGCTACCAACGTGCAAGTTTACAAACGCCTCTAAACCGTTATCATCTTTGTTCGACCAGTCATCCGCGCCGCCATCTTCTATCCATATTTTAGGGAATGGATCAGCATTAGATAACGATTCACTGATGATGCCTGTTAAGCCTGTTGTTGCATCCAAAGCAACATAAACCGCTTTAAAATAATCGTTAAATAGGCTCATGGTGTCGCGCCTTGCATTTGTGCAAGTGCATCACGCACGGCTTTTTGCACAACGTTTGTGGCTTTTTGTTTTTGCGCTTGCAATGCTTTAAACATAAAAGGACGTGGTTGCAAATTGCGTGACATATCACCAAATTCTAATCGTCTAGCGTAAGGCGCAATACTATGTAGGCTAACAACACGGATACGCAAGTTATCAAAATCAGGCTGTACTTGAATTGAGCGCACTAAAAACCCTAAATCAGTAGCAGGGCTTTCACCTGCTGCCGATGCTTTATGTACTCTGTTCGGATTGGTTTTAATGTAAGTTCTGCCGCCGCGTGGTGATTTCTGAATGTTGCGTCTAACTTGAGTTGCAACCATTTCACCACTAATAACTAATGCGCCCTCTACTTTTCGGCGCAAAATATCGCTTAACTGTTGGCCAATAGTAACGCTCATTATGCGGCCTCCAACATTCTACGACTGCCATCTTCTAACAATCTAAAACCGCCACCCTCTAACAATCTAAAATCATTATCAATTAAAGATATAGTCCATGATGATTCAAGCGTAATTGCAACAAGCTCGGCTTTGTTATATTCGCCCGATGATTCAAACGATGTAATTAAAAAACCACCACTATAAACTTCACCTGTGTTTGACAACAACTTGCAATTAATGATTGTTCCGCTAATAACAGAGTCTTTGATAAATTGATAACTTGCTGAATTACTAACAATGCCTTGAGCTTTTGTGCTTACGCTGCCAATACCTGCGTTTTCTAATAACTCACGAAATAGCATTGACTTGTCTGTAATCTCGACAGTTTCTTGATTGATTGTCATGCTATTGCTTTGCATCGCTGCAATTGTTGTGTAATTGCCGCTAATCTCAGCTTGTAAATAAAATAACGCACCTTTTATTTTCATTGTGCCACGCCTCCCCAAAGTTCGGCTGTGATGTTATAAAAATCTAAATCATATTTGTCTTGGCTGATGCCTGTAATTCTAAACGTTTGGCCACGATGCACTATTCGTAAATTAGAACTATCTCTCGTTGCAGGTATTGTTATTGCTTGATTTTGCCTAATCGTAAAAATAAAGCCTTGTGTATGTTGCTCCTCACCACGATAAAAACGCTCGCGTGGCGATTGTTCGACAGCTTTAGCCCATAATTTATCTAGCTCTACCCAATTAGAATCAAAGCCACCTTGACCATCGCTGATTTTTTGATTTTGCTCAAATCTGATACGGTGCTTTAATTCGCCGATATTCATACATTAAACACTCGGTATTGGTCTAAAACAGTACGCACGTTTTGCGGTAAATCATAAGTACCGCGATTATAAAAGCGATAAGTGACTAAATCTAAAAGAGCTTGTTTTAACGGTGCTAACGAATAAAGCATTGTTGTACAATTCCAAGTGATGCTGATTTCATTGCTTGAGCTGTATTCGTTATTAATTTTTAATCGACCTGTAACCTCGTTGAATGTAAAGTCAGTATAGGCTTCATCGTCAATCGTTACAGTCACGCTACTTGCTTGTAAACGTGGCGAATAAAAGATTGTTTTCGGATATTCAAATTGGTAAACAGTTTGCCAAACTTGAGGCCGTAAAACGTTTTTAGTATATGATTCGATTTCACGTCTGCATGACGTAATCAAAGAGCTAATTAAACTATCTTCATCGCTATTTTCAACCTTTGCCCATGCTTTCGCTTCGGCTGTTGTAATCGGTTCGCTGCCTGATTCGCTAATCAATAAAGACATTTTAAATAACTCTAAAAAAGGCGACTCCGAGAAGCCGCCTTAATTGTTTTAAGATGGGTTTACAGTGCCTTCTAAACGTAAACCAAACTTAACGTAAGATGCACCAACGCTTAATGTTGAACTGGCAGCAGTCACGGCAGTTGCCCGTACATAGCGTTTGAAGCCAACATAACCAATGCTAGAAACGCCCGCAGCGGTTAAAGCCGCGCTTGCTTCTGTGTTTGTTAAATCAGCATCAGCAACAGCGGTATAAGTAACATCATCGTCCGATTCTTCAATCAGTGGTGTAACGCTACCATCAGTATAAGCACCAACTTGGAAAATAATTTCTAAGCCATCGCTGCCTTGACGATCAATTGCCACACCTGCAACATCTTCACCATCTGCAACAGCAGTTAATGCAATCGCCACACCTGTACTAATTTGATTGTGTAAATCTTTATTTGTACTCATTTTCAGCACCTTTATTAAGCTTTAAATTCGATGAAACGGACGGCTTCGGAGTTAACAACATCGCCACCTGTACGTTTTGTGAAATACCACTTAACAACATCAGGATTAGTAATATTGTCACGAATAACATTAACTCCGCGACGGTCAACAATTTGATAGGCTTGATTTAAGTTACCGACAAAAATCGACAAGCTATCATTTGCAATATCAGCCATATGGTCAAAATCAGGCACAACAGGAATACCAAGAATCATACCAAACGGAGAATCTGTTAAGTTCCAAGTTGGCTGCCAAATAAAATTACCATCACTATCTTGAAGCTTCATCGCAGCAGCAAATGTAAAGCGATTCATACCAAAAATAGCACCTGCACGATATGCACCGCGTAAAGACATAGCAGCGTCAATAAATACTTTCCCGCCGTTAGGTGTTGCTGCAAACGCGCCATTAACGCCAGTTTTGAACTTCTGCACTGTACCCCATGCGCGAGTATTGTCGCCTGTGTAAGCAGTGGGCACTGTCATTAAGCCGCGTGGTTGTAAAACACCATTACCTAACAAAAACCCATATGCCTCACCCTCAGCAAAACCTTGTGCTGCATCAGCAATAACCATGCTTTCGATGTCGTAATCTGCATCTTCAAGCATTTCAGTTGTTGCTGTTGGGTACGCATAAAGTTTTTTAACTTTAATTTCGTACTGGCCAAACTCTTTTGTGTTTGTG